TTGTCATCATAATTTGTAAAATCTTGATTTAGCTTTACGTAATCTTCTAAAGTACCACCAGTGTCTTCCATAAAATCTACAACTTTTTGTAAATTTTCAGGGATAGTTTTACCAGTTTCTGCTTTTTCTATTTTAGCATCTAACAACTCTTCAGTTAAAGCCTCTGCTTCTTCTTTAACTTCTTCCTCAGTTATTTCTTCTAATACTGGTGCTTCTTCTTGTGTTTGTTCTTCCGGTTGTACTTCTTCTTGTTTTTCTGTGGTAGAGGCATTTTCATCGACTCCAGCCACTCCCTTGTCGTCAGGGTTATCTTTTTTAGTTTCATCTTTTTTTGGTTTTGGTGGTTTACTTAAATCTACTTTTAAAACGCCATCATCACTAGCGCTTTCAAATTTTGGTTCTTCAACTGTTTTTACAGTTGGTTGTGTAGTTTCTTCAACTACTTCTTCTAGTTTTTCTTCCATAATATAATATAATAATAGTTAATAATTGTTATCTAGGATCAAAGGAATCTAAATTAAAACCTCCACCTAGTACATCATTACCTGATGACTCAAAGTTTTTAGGTGGTTTTTGATTATTTCTTTGATCAATCATCTCACTTTGTTGAGTTGCTTGAATTTTTGTTCTTTCGTCTTTACGATCTTCCTTTACTTTATCTTTAGTGTTTACGGAATCAACATCCATTTGTTTTAACTGCATGTTCATTTGAAATTCCATTTGCATTAATTCTTTTTTATAGGCAACTTCTTGAGCTAGTTTTTGAGATTCTAACTGCGCTTTCATCTGTTCTAATTGCCCTTGAGATTGTGATTTAGCCTGTTCTTTCTGCATATCCGCTTGCGCTGCTGCTTGAGCAGATTGTTGATTTGCTTGTGCTTGATCTTGTATATTTTTCTCTTGAATAGCTTGATCTCTTTCTAGTTTCTTTGTTCTACGTATTTTTAAAAGCTGATTAGCAAGTTTTATGTTTTTAATTTCCCTAAGATCTATAGCATCTGCAAGTTCAATCATTTGTTGTTGTAACGCCATTTGAATATTATTCTCTAACATTGCTTTCTCTTCCTCATCTGGCATTAATTCTATAAATATTCCAAAGTCATAAAGATGTAATTCTTTTAAATCTTCTAATGTTCCAACGTTATGAGCCCCGATAGCTTGAATAAAAGCATCTTTTGTTGGAGAGTATTCTAATATATCAGATATTCTAAGTGATAAACATTCTGCAGTTTCAGCTGTTAAAAATAACCCAGCTTGCAGTATGTGTCTTGTTGCTGTATTTGAATTTGCTGCGGCAAGTTTTTGAACACCTACTAATGCATTTTTATCTGGCATACTACCATCTCTTGCTTCATTCAGTCCGGTGGTATCTCTTATCATTTGTAAGTAATAATTATATGTACCAATTAAGCTTTGCATTTTCTGCCCACCAGATCCTGATTGTATCTCCTGAATAGGTACTTTGCCCGGATTTTGATCCCCATCAGAAGTAAAACTTCTCCCAATAATAGATCCTGTTTGGAAAAACATGTTTAAAGCTTCTTGTGGATTGTAGTTTGTTCCATTACCTAAATCTATTTCAGCAAGACCATCAGCATCTAAATAAATACCATCTGGTACTAAGCGTGATAATACCTGCTGTAGTTTTAAGTGAGTAAGTTGGATCATATCAGCAAAGCCTGTTATACGTTTTACTAAAGATTCAATTCTACCTTTATACATTCTAGGTGCTACAATAGCGTAATTCATTTTAACCTTATTGTAATCACTTTTAGAACGCGTCATATTTTTAGCCATCTCCCACTTAAGTAACTTATCTGTACCAAGAATAACAGCTCCATTATACAATACCTCTATCTTGTTTTCTAATCTTTCAAATTCACCATTTAAATTTTTTGGTGGATTAAATTTATCTGTTTTTTCAATAGCTTTTTTAGCACCGCTACTCGTTTCTTTTATTTTATAAACTTCGTTTTTGTAAGTTTTATAATTAAAATATAAAACTTGTACTTTATTACCATCTTCTTCTTTTAAATTAGAACCTGTTTTGTTGTAATTCTTTTGATGGAAATTTTTATTTTTTATAATATCCTCTAATTCCTCTGTTGTTAAATTAGGGAATTGCTTTACAAGTTCATTGATAGGTATTGTTTTGACTTCACCAACATAGTATATATCGTCAAAATAAGGAGATTCAGTGTACGAGTATACAAGGTCAACAGGATCAACATACTTTATAGTAACACCTTCAGACGTGTTAAAATCTGTTTTAACAGCACCTATACCAAGAACTGTAAGATCGTAAAAAAATCGTTTTTTAATTAATTCATACTTATTACCATCCATTAAAACATTTATAGCTTGTTCTTCTGCTAACTCAACCCCTTGTTTGTAAGTTAGTTGCATGTGTAAGTCTAGCTCTTCTTTTGTTTCTGGTAAATCTTCTGATTTATTTTTTCTAAGATCAACACTAGTCACTTCGGCTGCTCTTCTATTAAAAGCATCAAACCTCATATCAGAAAGTATATTATTCATATACTCTGTTCTTTTCTCTACACCGTAAGGATCTTGAGAATATGCTTTTATATCAAAAGTTCTTTCAGCTATACCGTTTACTACAATATCTACAAATTTAGGTATAATAGGGACTGGCTTCCAATCTAAATTAAGATAGGACAAATCACCGTTTATAGATAACTCATCCTTATATTTTTGTATTGGTTGTTCTCCTCTAGCGTATAATCTTAACTTATGAAAATTATTATGATTAGTACGGTACTTATTTGAACCACTATCCACGTTGAACCACTCTTGTTCAATAGCTTTAGCAACTTTCAAACCATACTCCATAGACATTTTTTCGTCATCACTAACGACTTGACTTGGAAAGTAACTATTTATAACAGACTCTGCCATATTATTCTTTGATTAATTTAGATATATTACCTTTATTTTGATACTTGGCAATATTTATATTTAGTTTTGGTTTTTCTACCTTAGCGTTTGGTGCGTACAAATGTCTATTGTTAGCCATAATAGCTAAACCAGAACTAATAGACGCATCATGCTTTGTTCTTTTGTTTATATCGAATCTAGACCAGTCATTTAATAATTCATTAAAATAACAGTCTCCAAACGTCCCATCTTGTTTTATACCGACGTGCGCTTGAATATACATTTCAATAGCAGCAGCGTGGGCTTGTTTTATATCTTCACTTGAATTAGGTATTCCACCAACTTCTTTTTCAGCTACAGACAACTTGTTCCATATTTTATCAGGGCGGTTCATAGAAAATCCTCTATACCCTCTTCTTCTGAAATAATATAATAAACGAGGTTTATTATTCTCTGCTAATATAGGCATTCCGTAAAATACACAAGCCATTAAAATATCTTCAAAGAATATCTCAGCGGTTTGAGGTCTTGCTAAGTATTCTAAAAAGAAACTATTAGCTGGGGCATCTTCCATGCTAAATTTAGTTAATCCGTGAAGTGCTCCTTTCGATCCTACACCATCTACAGTTCCTGATATATCATATGAGTCACAGCCAAAAGAACCCATATGCTCATTTCCTGGATGTTTAATTCCGTTTTTTAATATTACTTTATTCTGTATATTCGTTGGTGGCACCCAACTTACTTTAAACCTCCCGTTTTTATCTGGGTAAAATATAACGGTTGAATCTTTTATTCCATTCACCCATTGAAAATTACCTTTTGTAATACCTAGCGTTCTAGACATTTCCTCATTGTAATCTATCTGTTCGTATATCTTGACTAAGTTAAATATACTTCCTTTAGCTTCGTCTCTAAACGCGTGTTCTGTAGTTCTTGGGAATTGACGGTAAAATTCATTTAAAGCATCTTGATCATTTTTCAAACCATCTGCTTCGTTCTGCCAGTTCTCTACAACACCTACATCTATTAATTCTCCGTGAGGGTCGAAGACATCATGATCTGGATTATCAAATACTGGAATTCCGTGCTCGTCAATAAATCCTTCGTAATTCCATTCCATTGGGATAAAAAGAGAATATAGTCCAGACGCTGTCTGTCCATTCCTGTTTCTTTTAGTAACGTCTGAAGCGTTATATAATTTTTTAAAGTTGTCTCCACCTTTGTCTAATGCGTTTGAAGTTGAGCCCATCATACATTTACCTATAATCCTACTACCTAATCGTAAACATGTTTTTGTAACTCTCCAGTTATTTAAAATATTATCAGGTCTCTCCCACTTCCCACTCTCATCATGCACTAACAGTTGTAGTTTTTCACCATCATAACTATTATCACCTGTATTCTTCCAATCTATAGTTGTATCTAATCCTTGTATCTCTTCAAGCTTTTCGTTTGTCGTGATCTTCTTTCTAGTAAACTTACTCGCAGGTACTCTATAGGCGAGTTCGGACTTAGGTCGATCCATCCCATCTTGGATAGGTGAAAAGAAGAACGGGTAATTAATTGATATAGGTACAACTTTGTCGGTAAACATTTTCTTAGCATCAGCCCCTGTTTTAGATAGTACACCAAATCTTGCATCAGTGGATATTGTAGCTTGATTAACTGTTTCAGCTGATGACATAAAAGAAAAACCAGATCTTCTATTTTTAAGGTAACACATACCGTAGCACCGTTTA